GGCGGGGGGGGGACAGCTACGGGGCGAGGATACCTCACAATTCCAAAGCCCGTTCAAAAACATTTCCCGGTATTGCGAACGCTATGGCGCAACAATGGGGTGCAGTATTAGGAGGTGATACCGCTGAACCTTGAACCATTCATTTTCGACTGCGAGGTGTTTGCCTACGATTGGCTTTTTGTCTTCAAAAACAAGGTCACGGGGGAATACACCGAGATTTGGAATGACAACGAAGCGGTCGAACAATTCATGACTCAAGAACCCCTGTTGGCAGGGTTCAACAATAAGCACTATGACCAATTCATTCTGAAAGCGGTTCTCTCAGGTTTCACGCCGGAAGAAATCAAGGCGGTCAACGATTTTATCATCGTTGGTGGTCACGAGGGCTGGGAGTACGCCCCTCTCCGTGACTGCGGGATTTTCTTCGATCAATATGACCTGATGGACGATTGCCAGATGGGGTTGTCCTTGAAAGCAATCGAAGCGCACCTCGGAATGGACATTCGTGAAACCACCGTTCCGTTCAACATCGACCGCCCTCTGACTGAGGACGAGAAGCGAGAGGTCGAGTTCTACTGCCGACACGATGTTGACGCAACCGACAGGCTGGACGATCTTCGTCAAGGCTACCTGTCCAGTAAGCTCACGTTGGGTCGTGAAAAGGGACTGTATCCAGCAAAAGCCCTCTACATGACCAACGCCAAGCTGACCGCTGCTTACCTTGACGCAGAGCAGAAACCGCACTATGACGAGCGGGAATACCAGTATCCACCGAAGCTGCTTCGTCAGTACATTCCGCAGGAAGTGTTCGACTTCTTCGAACGGTTGAAGGACAAGAGTATTCCTGACGAAGTGGTGTTCAAGGAAAAGCTCGATCTGATGGTAGGCGGCTGTCCTTGTACCATCGCCTACGGTGGTATTCACGGAGCTATCCCATGCTACCGAGAGGAAGCCACGGAAACCCGCTCTATCCGCAACAAAGATGTTGCAAGCTACTACCCGCACCAGATGACCTTGAACGGTTATTGTAGCCGAAACATTCCCTCTCCCGATGTGTATGCCGCCACCATTGAGCGGCGAGTCAAAGCAAAGAGAGCCGGGGACAAGGCTACGGCGAACGCTTTGAAGCTGGTGCTGAACACCACCTACGGAGCCATGCTGAACCGCTACAACGACCTGTATGACCCGCTCATGGGGCGCTCGGTCTGTATCTCAGGCCAGTTGCAGTTGCTCGAAATGGCGGAACATCTTGTTCAGGACTGCCCCACCTTGAAGATCATTCAGCTCAACACCGATGGTATCATGGTCAGCCTTGATGACTGCGATGTGCCGATGTATCAAGAGATCACGCAGGAGTGGCAGGACAGAACCGGTTTCGAGTTGGAGGAAGACCTTATCAAGATGATCTGTCAGAAAGATGTGAACAATTATGTCGAGGTTCCCTTCGAGGGCGACCCCAAAATCAAGGGTGGCGTTCTCGTTCGTGGGATTGCCCCGGCAGGAGCGTTCAACATCAACAACAACGCTTGTGTGGTCGCCAAGGCGGTCAAGGATTATCTGGCCTACGGTATCCCGGTCGAAGATACCATCATGAGCTGCGACCGCCTGCTGGACTTCCAGTTGGTCGCCAAGGCCGGGAGCAAGTATGGTGACGCTCTCCATGAGGTAGACGGTCAGATGGAGGTCGTGCAGAAGGTCAACCGGGTATATGCCACGGAAGACCATCGGTGCGGAACCCTCTACAAAATCCACCTTGGCACTGGCAATCCCGTCAAGATTGCTGGACTCCCCGCAAAATGTGTCGTAGACAACGACAATCACCTGACGATTGATGTGGTTGACCGTGACTGGTATATCCGGCTGGCACGGCGTTATGTTCGAGATTTCCTCGGAGAGAAGCCACCCAAGCGAAATACCCGCAGAGTCAATTCCATCAAGAAAAAATTATTAGAAATGTTGGAGGTATAAATATGGCTACTACCAAGAAAGCCGCTGAGACTGCGGCGGTGGATTATTCCACCATGAATGTGTTCAAGAAGTTGCAGCTTGCCCGTGTGCGTTTCCTCGAAGCTGGCGTGGACAAGAGCGGCAAGCACATGAAGCTCGAATATAAGTATTTCGAGCTGGCAGACATTGTTCCCAAGGCCGAGCAGATTTTCCTTGAAATCGGTCTGATGATGGTTCCGTCCATGTACGGAGACAAGGCGACCGCTCGTGTCTACAATGTCGATGACCGTGAGGACTTCATTGATTTTGTTGCGCCGTACACCCCCATCGCCCCCATCGTGTCCAACGCCGGCAATCAGGTCACAAATGAAATGCAGGCGACCGGCAGCTCTATCACCTACATTCGCCGCTACCTGTGGCAGCTCGTTTTGGACATTGTGGAGCATGACAGTATCGACAGCGGCGAGTTTGATACGACCCCCGCACCCGCTCCCACTGTCACTAAGAAGCCCCCTGTGACCACTGAACAGCGTCAGGAAATTAAGAAGGAACTGACTGGCGCTCCTGCTGGTGCGGCTACCGAGGAACAGGTCGGTACGCTGAAAGGTCTGCTGAAAAAGCTCATGGATGTTGACGCAGAGCAGGAACAGTTCGTGCAAACCATCGCCATGAAGACCGAGGGCTTTTCCAAGATCGAAGCCGACAAGTGTGACGCTCTGATCGAGGGCGTGAACAATATGCTGGCTGGCTACGAAATGAAGGCGGCGAAGGAGGGCTAAGGCATGATTGAAATTGATTGCCGTAAGTGCATCAATGCAGACTTGGAAGCGGATTGCTGTAAGCTCTACGGTAACAATCCTGATACTGCCGTTCGGGAATGTGCCGCTGATGAATTTGTGAATTATAAGGAGGTAGACAAAAATGGAATGGCTTGACGGTAACAAAATCCAGATTATCCCTCCCAAGCGTCCGAAGAAGCTGACCGGTACTCGCTTCGCCACTATCCTCGGTCTGAACCCGTGGTCTACACCGTTCGAGATTTGGTGCGAAGTGACCCGCACCTATCAGAAGCCTTTCGAGGACACGATCTACACCATCGCTGGTAAGACCATCGAGCCTAAGCAGGCTGAGTACATGAAGCAGACCTACTTCATGAGCAATCTGGTCACACCGACCGACATTTGGGGCAAAGACTACTTCCGTCAGACCTACGGTGACTTCTTTAGGGAAAGCCCCGTTCTCGGCGGTATGTGGGACTACTTGCTCTATGGCAAAGATGGTAAGCCCACCACTGTCCTCGAAATGAAGACTTCCAAGCGTGTCGAGGACTGGAAGGACGATATTCCTGAGTATTACGCTTTGCAGGCAGCGTTGTACGCTTACCTTCTCGGCGTGGACGAGGTTATCATGGTCGCTTCCTTCCTTGAACCCAAGGATTACGACAATCCTGAGAAGTTCGTGTGTAGCGGTGAGAATACCATCACCCGTCCCTTCAAGGTATCTGAGCGGTATCCTGATTTCGAGAAGAAGTATGTGAAGCCTGCCCTGAAATGGTGGAAGGACTATGTGGAGAGCGGCATTTCTCCCGCCTTTGACGAGCGCAAGGACGCTGAAATCCTGAAAGCTCTCCGCACCAACAACCTGTCCCCTGAAACGGATATGGCGGTACTGGTCAAGGAAGCCGAAGACCTGAAAGACACCATGGAACGGATTTTGGCTCATGAAGGTATCCCGGACATGGAAAAACGGTACAAGGTTGTGACTGACATGATTAAGAAAGCCGCAATCGCTCAGTTTCGTGACGGTGACAAGAAGGTGTCTATCGCTGGTTCTGCCTATAATTGGGAGGTCAGCCGCACTTCTACCACGAAGATCGACAAGGACGCTATGAAAGCGGACGGTATTCTGGCGAAGTACACGACCACCGAGGACAGCTACCGCATTTCCCCGAAAATCATTAAGGAGGATTGACCTATGAAGTTTTCCAAGTTCGTAAAGTCCCTCGCCCCTGATGGCGGCGCTATCTACGAGTACATGGACGAACGCTGGCTTGCTTCCCCGTCCGTACTTATGCTCATTCCCGATGGTATCCGCAGCGTGACCGGGTACAGCAACGAGAAAATGCCTGATGGCATTGGTCGCCTGATTTCTCAGGTCGGTTGCACCGAGTACGCTACGCTGGTCAAGGCAATCATGCCTGAGCCGGACGGCGCAATCAAGGATTGTGTTCGTATCTTCGCCACGCAGGACAGCACCATGACCCTTCCCATCACCAATGATGACTGGTCGCTGATCGAGAAGTCTGACTTCTGCGAAATTCTGTACGCTTACGATCTGGAAAGCGACAAGAGCGTACCGAAAGTCCTGCTGGTCAAGCAGTACGCCAAGTACCCCGATGACGAAGACCAGTTGGTTGGTATCATCTTCCCCTGCGAGTATGCAGAACAGCTCAATTTCCACACCATAAAAGAAGTATGAGCGTTTGTGGTGGTTGCCCCATCTATTACAATGAATATTTCGGTGTTTATTGTGGAGGTGGGTGCTTAGGTCAAAGCGCTTGTGCCGAAAACCTAATAACTCTCGTTGCTAATATAGCAGACACTATTACAAGATCAAGAAAGGACGATAAAACAATGGCTAAAATCGGACTCACCGAGGGTTTCACCCTCATTCCCGAAGGTACTCATGTCTTTCAGATTACCGATGTGAAGTACAAGGAAGACTTCGGCAAGCTGGAAGTCTATATGCAGACGCAGACCGGCAGTAAGCACATCGAGCGCTTCTCTCTGCTGAAATCCGATGGCTCTCCCAACGAGGGTGCATACAACGCTTTCAGCTACTTCGCCAAGACTGCCCTCGGCAATTTCGATCTGACCGAGATCGACCACACTGACCTGATTGGTCACTTCATCGAGTGCGATGTGGAACATGATGTTCAGGAGAACAAGAAGAAGCCCGGACAGAACATTACCTTCGTCCGTCTGGCCGATAAGCGCCCCTCTGAGGGCTGGGGCGGCTCCGGTAATACGGTTGCTACCCCCACCACTAAAACCGCTCCTGCGGCTTCTCAGACCGCTCCTAAGACCCCGATGGATTTGGCAGCTCTCCTTGGCTGATGCCGAGTGCGAGGGAGGGCTAATTTGAAAGGCTCTCCCTCGCCAATGGTATGTTGAAAACTATGTTGAAAGTGAGGATAAGCTACAATGGCAGAAGCCTATATTTGTTCGCTCTCCAAGGTTCAGCGTCATGCTGAAATCTGCAAAGAGATCAACAATCTCTATGAGCGTAAGAACCATGACTACGGTGACAGCTTCCACCAGACCTTCGTTGAAGAAGGAATGGCGATGGCTCGTATTCGGTTGGGTGATAAGTTCAGCCGCTTCAAAACTCTCTCCCGTGGCGGTGAACAGAAGGTCAATGACGAGTCTATCCGTGACACCCTGATTGACCTCGCTAACTACGCCATTATGACGGTGGTGGAAATGGAGGTCGCTGACGATGACACTGAATGATTATCAGAAAGCCGCCGAGCGTACTTCCGGCGACTTGACTTCATGGGATAAGGTTCGCAACGGCTGTTACGGTTTGAACGGCGAAGCCGGAGAGTGCATTGACATTCTGAAAAAGACCGAGTTTCAGGGTCATGACTTCGACCCAATGAAGATGGTTGACGAGCTGGGCGATGTTCTCTGGTATGTCGCACAGTTGGCGACCGGCTTGGGCGTGACCCTCGAATATGTGGCACAGCACAATGTCGATAAGCTGCTGGCTCGTTACCCTGACGGGTTCGACAGCGAAAAAAGTATCCATAGAAAGGAGTACGAAAATGCCTGACTGCTTCTCTAAGTCCGAAGTGACTGATTTCATGAACTTCATGAAGCTGCCTGACGGAACCTCTGTTGTTTCCGATGACATGATGGAGTACCTGATGGCTTACGGCTTCTTCACCGCCCCTGCTTCCACCAAGTACCACGGCAATTACGAGGGCGGTCTTCTGAACCACTCCCGCATGGTCACGGAGTACCTTCTGGCGCTCACTCAGGCCAATCACCTGATCTGGCGCAAGGCTCGTTCTCCCTTCATCGTGGGTATGTTCCATGACCTGTGCAAGATCGACCAATACCGCCACCCGGTAACAGGCCACATTGAAGAATTTAATGGTGGTTGTACGCCAATCTATGACGAACAGGCGTGGGAGTACAACCCCGACACCCTTCTGAAAGGTCACGGCGATAAGTCCGTCATGCTTCTCTCTCAGTTCTACACACTGACTAATGAAGAAATCATGTGTATCCGCTACCACATGGGTGCTTTCACCGACAAGTCTGAGTGGAATGATTACACCCGTGCTGTTCGCAACTACTCGAATGTGCTGTGGACGCACCAAGCCGATATGCTGGCAAGCCATGTTGCGGGGGTGTAACTACCATGCCCGATAGACACGAAATTGATATAAAAAGGCTGATTGAAGATTTGCAACAAAGCGTTGACACAGTAAACATGACAGCAAATCAAGTGAAAAGCATAATGGGGCTGGTCGAAAAGGGAATTAACATTTGTGAAAACTTCCCTGTAACCGATGTTTCGCTTCCTGAATTTGCACTCATTGTTGAGAAAAATGCCATTGTTATCAATTATATGCCTCAAAGTCCTAATAAGTGGAGCGTTTTTGTGTTTCATCATAAGGGATTGGGATTAGGTGAAATCGAAAAGGTCAATTCCGTTATTGTCCCGCTCATTGAAGACACAGATGACGAGGAAGACCGCTACTGTGTCATTCTTGCCGCACAGATGTTTTCTATTATTCAAAATCGTCTCTTACAGGAAAAGGATGATTTTGAGGTAGCGGAAAAACAAGTACGGAAGAAATCTCACGGAAAGAAGACCTCTCGGAAAGGCGGAAGAAAGATTCGCTTGTTAAAAACCTACACCCTTGTCCGTGATACACCTATTCACATCAATCACAAACACGGAAAAATCACTTGCCCTTGCTGGGGCGTTCGTGGACATTACAGACATTATAAGTCTGGAAAAGTGGTATTCATCGAAGCCTATCAGAAAGGTAAAGATCGTTCTCGCTATACCCCAAAAGAGTATATGGTCTTCCAAGAGGAGAGTAAAAATGAAAATCATTGAACCTTCTGTGGAGCTTATCAACGCTCCCGAATATAAGACCCTTCTGACCACCATCGAAGCCGCAGGGCGCACTTGCTACAAGTCCGAGGACAAAATCACGGACGGAAGTGCAGAGAAGTTCGTCCGGGGCATTATCAAGCGGGGTCACGAAGCTGTCATTGAGCATGGCTCTCTTACCGTTCGCTTCATCTGCGACAGGGGTGTGAGCCATGAGATCGTCCGTCACCGTCTGGCGGCGTTCTGTCAGGAGTCCACTCGGTACTGCAATTATGGTAAGGAGGGCTTCGGCGGCGAGATCACCGTCATTCGTCCCTCGACCTTCGCCAAGACCGACTCGACCTACCACATCTGGAAGCGGTCGTGCGAGAACGCTGAGGTCGCCTACTTCGATCTGCTGAACGAGGGTTGCACCCCGCAGGAAGCTCGGTCTGTCCTTCCGAACAGCTTAAAAACCGAGGTGGTCATGACCGCTGATCTCAGAGAATGGCGGCATTTCTGCCGTATGCGTTGTCCCGTAGCGGCTCACCCTGATATGCGGGTCGTTGCCAATATGCTCCTGATCCTGCTGAAACAGACCTATCCCGTCTTCTTCGAGGACATTGAGGTATGAGGATTAAGAAAGCTGGCGGCAAGATATTTGGTGCGGTTCTGAGTGCCGCCGAGAAGAAAGCGATGGACATGGAAATCAATCGTCAGATTGTGGAAGCCGACAGGCGCTATGCCGATGATATTGACGCTATGGTGCTTTACACCCTCCATGTTCACCTTGGTTTCGGCAAGAAGCGCCTGCGGAAGTTCTATGACGCTTTCTCTGCCAAGCATGACCGCCTTATCCAGTATTATCAAATGCCGGACGATTACACATGGCTCTGCAAAGAAATGTTGAAGCGTATCGGCGTTGATGTTGAAGCGTGGAACAAAGAAAGGAAAGAACCCGATGAAACTGAAAAGCATTAACGGTAAAGTGCCGTACATCATGGCTGCTGGAAAGGACTTCGTGAAAGATGAAATGTCGCTGGCGACGGCAGAGCAAATTTGTTCCCGTGGAACACAGACCACCAGCAAGCTCTTTCCCGATTTCCCCATCTGCGTAGATGGCAAGTTCTATTTTGCTGGAACCTCGACAAAGCCCAAGTCCAGCAAGTCTAAGACTCCTTGCGGGGACTGAGATTTTCAATCTTCCTGTGGTTCGTCACCATTGTCGCAGTCCTTTGTCTGAAATTACCCACGGTTGAGGTCGAAAAACCTTCTCCCGTTGTCGAGGTGGTAGAGGTAGTCACCCCGGAGCCAGAGCCGGAAGTGGCACCTCAACCGTGGGCAGACGATGAAGTGATTGTACTGGCGAAAATGCTATGGGGAGAAGCCAGAGGGGTCAGCTCTGACGCTGAGAAAGCTGCTTGTGTGTGGTGTGCGCTCAACCGTGTCGATCATGGCTACGGCGATATTATAACGGTCGTGACTACACCCAAACAATTTGTAGGGTACAACGAGGAAAACCCGGTCGATGATGGTTTGATTACTCTCTGTATAGATGTACTGACCCGCTGGTATGCAGAGAGAGAAGGTCAGGTTGAGGTCGGTCGTGTCCTCCCTGCGGATTACCTGTGGTTCTCTGGTGATGGCGAGAGAAACCACTTCCGCAACGCCTACCGTGGCGGTGATAGATGGGACTGGTCTTTACCGAGTCCGTATGAAAGCTGAGGTAAGCCTATGAGCTATTTGAATATACCCGCCGAACTTCGAGGGGAAAAGGCATGGGTCAATGTGTGGGACGGGTCAAAGGTTCCCATGCAGGCCACCGTGAGAAAGGCGGCTTCTTCCTCTAATCCTGATACATGGTCGAATTACATTGACGCTGAACACAATGTCCAGCACGGCTACTATGACGGTCTTGGCTATGTGTTTCACGATACAGGGGTTGTAGGTATCGACATTGACGATGGCTTTACTGATGGGCTTCTAAACCCGCTGGCGGCTGACATTATCGGTCATTGTCAGTCCTACACGGAAAAGTCCAGAAGCGGGAGAGGGGTTCATATTCTCGTTCGTGGTGAGCTGCCCTTCAAGGGCAAGAACAACCGTGCCGCCGTGGAGATTTACAAGAGCAATCGGTACTTCATCATGACCGGCGAGGTTTTGATCTTTTCCGAGATCATTGAAAACCAGTCAGCGATTGACTATGTGATCGAGAAGTATTTTCCCGACACGCCGAAGGAAAGTAGCTCAGGTACGGTCGCCCCTCAGCGTATCTATTCTCCCATCTATCGCCGCCCTGAAAACGGCAAGCTGCATTTGAAGCCTGAATACCCGCCTATCACACCGGGAAGCCGGAACCTCAGCCTGACTTCTCTGGCGGGTCAGCTCCATAACCAAGGATACACCAAAGCAGAGATTTACAAAGAGCTGTTATACGCCAATCAACAGGCTTGCAAGCCGCCGCTCCCTCAGTCCGAGGTCGAGTTGATTGTTAACAGCGTGACCAGATACAGGAGGTAATTATGAAACCTTATCAGCGTGGCGATGTTGTTATCATTGATGTTCCCATGCTTGCCAACAGTCATATTCAGGCCGGTAAGCGTCCGTGGGTGGTTGTGCAAAACAATGTCGGCAATCAGTTTTCTTCCACCAGCATTGTCGTTCCCCTGACCACTAAAATCAAGCGACTGGAAATGCCGACCCATGTGGCGGTCACTTGGGGTTCTTTACAGCCGAGCATGGTTGAGTGTGAACAGGTGCGTGTCGTAGATGTGTCCGATGACTGGGAGTACATCTGTACTCTGCCTCCTGAGATTATGCGTCATGTGGACACCGCTTTGAAGAACGCTTTCTTCTATGGGGGGGTGTAGACAGTGGAGAGTGAGAAGAAAATCTGTCCGTTATCAATGAGTTGCCCCGAAGATATTCCCCTCTGTCCCTGCCAGAAACAACGCTGTGCATGGTGGGACGAAGACTCTCAGGACTGCGCCGCTGTGGTGCTGGCGAGAGCAATGAAGAAAAGGAAGTGAACTCATGCTTTACAATTTCAACGGAACCCTTCTCAATGTCGCAGACATTGTGACTGTCTCAACCAGTAAAGGCCAACGAGCGGAATACCCCTTTGTTCTCACGGTTGCCATGAGAAACGGTCAGCAGTTTGCGGTCAGCTACCACAACGAAATCGACCGCATACGGGAAGTCAATGAGATCGCACGAGCCTTTGACCGCTCTGTGGTCAACCCCGTTACCCGCTACGAGGTTGAGTCCATCGTGGAGAAGTACATTAAGAAAGTCAGAGCCGACCTTCAACCCCTGAAAAAGTTCGCAAAGGAGAGTGCTGAAAATGGCTGATGAAATCACAACCGTCCCCGAAGAACAGGCTCTTTTCCAGCTCTCCAATGGTCGCTACATCATGGACGAAGCTCAGTCCAGAGTGATGTTTCAGATTAAAGAAGCACAGCCGGAGCATAGCCACCCGATCAGCGGTACGGGGTATTCGTGGGACGAGTCCGGCATGGCGGAGCTGTTCTCCGAGTGCTACAAGAATGATACCCGCTACTGCCCCGAAGCGAAAAGCTGGTTCACCTACTCCGAAGGTGCATGGCGCAAGGACACGGGTTCTCTGCTGGTAGCGGAGAAGATCAAGGAGTTCTGCCGCCTGATGGCTCTCTACTGCGGTGAGATTGCCAACGAAGAACGGCGTTCTGAGTACATGAAGTTCATCGTAAAGATGGGCGACCGGCGCTTCCGTGACCGGCTGATGAAGGACGCTGCCAGTGTGCTTCCTATCGCTTCGGCAGAGTTTGACGCAAACCCCTACCTTATCAACTGCAAGAACGGCACTTTCGACCTCGAAAAAATGGAGTTCCGGGAACATGACTGGAAAGACTTCCTGACTATGCAGACCAACTTCAACTATACCTTGCAGGACGCACGGTGTCGCCGCTGGGAGAAGTTCGTTGCAGAGGTTACTTGTAATGACGAAGACAAGGCTGACTATCTGCAAAAGGCGCTGGGGTACTCTATGCTGGGTATGGCGAACGAGGAATGTATGTTCATTCTTCACGGCAAGACCACCCGCAACGGCAAGTCCACCATGCTCTCGGCAATCCACCACCTTCTCGGTGATTATGCTTCCGTGTCCCCCGTGTCGATCATCTGCAAGGCAGAGCGCTCGAAGAACGCCGAAGCAGCGAACCCCATGCTGGCTTCCCTGAAAGGCAAACGGTTCGTCACAATGGCAGAGAGCAACCAGTATGGCAAGCTGGACGAAGAAACGATTAAGCAGCTCACAGGCGGCGAGGAAATCAAAGCCCGGAACCTCTATGAGACTGCTACAACCTTCCTGCCGCAGTTCACCCTTTGGCTCTCCTGCAACGATCTTCCCACCGTCAGCGATAAGTCCCTGTTCGCTTCCGACCGTGTGCGAGTCATTGAGTTCAACCGCCATTTCACCGAAGCGGAACAGGACAAGAACCTAAAAAATGAGTTCCAGACACAGGAAGCCATGCAGGGCATTTTCGCTTGGCTGGTCGCCGGGTACTTCAAGTATAAGCGGTTCGGTCTGAAAATGTCCCCCGCCATGCGGAAGGTGGTCAACCAGTACGAGCGTGACAACGATCTGTGCTTGCAGTTCCTCGAAGAACGTTGTGAGCAGGCCGAGGGAGTCAACACCCGCTCGAAGTCCCTATTTGACGCTTACAAGATTTGGTGCAAGTCCAACGGGTACTTTGCCTGTTCCGCCAAACGGTTCAACGCCGATATGGAAACCCACCCTGAGTGGCACGGCGGCAAGGTCGTGTATCAGGGCTACCCCGTCTACAAAAACCTCAGACTGAAAGGAGCGTCCTAATGAACCGGTCATGTAATTCTATCCTCTGCCGTTTCGGTATCCACACAGCAGACCCGTATGTTCACATTCAGGTTAAGTGTTGTAATGGTTCTCACCGCTGGCAGAGCAATTATGAAGTCTGTAAGCGTTGTGGTAAGCGGCTGAGAAAAATCCGCATTACAAAGGAGCGTCCGTGATGAAGTGGAAAAGGATTAAGTGTTTCCTGACTGGTGGACACCGCCTGTACGATAAGAACCTTCAAACCATTCATGACACAAATGGGTATCACTTCATTAACTACTGCGTGAAGTGCGGTAAGGTGTTCGCTGCGTTCATGGCGGAAGCCGAACTGAATGGCCTGATCGACCGAGATATTGAGCAGTTCAGAAAGGAGAGATTGTATGATCGCAACGACTGAGGAACAACGTCTACTGGAAAAGTGGCAGAAGAAGCTATGTTTGCAGGAGTGGCGCATAAAGCTCGTCACTCACCTTCGCCCCGAAGAAATGTCCGTCAGTAATGCGACTGGGTGTACGGATTGGTCGGAGTCCATCAAGACCGCTCGTATCGAGATCATCAACCCTGCCTGCTATGGCGACCGCATTGTACCGTTCAACTTTGAAAAGACACTGGTGCATGAGTTGTTGCACCTGAAATTCTCTTTCTGGTGTCAGGACGAGTACAGCGTAGCTGACAGGCTTATGCACCAGTACATTGACGATCTCGCAAGAGCATTTACAGAGGTGAACAACGATGAATAATGACGCTGTGAGAGAGTTGCTGAACGCCGTTGGTGCTTTGGCTGAAATGTCTCTGAATTTTTACAGGGCTTTACTCAATGCTGGTGCGACCAAAGAAGAAGCCTTTGTGCTGTTGCAGTCGTTCATCTCTGCTTCCATTCACGGCAACAAGGAGGACAGCGATGAAGACTGAGAAAAAGAGAACCTCCGCCGCATTTCCATCGTGGTCACAGCACAGACCAAGGGCAACCTTGAACGGCTGGCGGCGGTCTGCGGCTACTCGGAGATCGGTCGAGTGGTTGACAAACTTACCCGTGAAAAGATGATCTCCCTCCATGACTTTGAAAGAAAGGAGAAGCACTATGAATGATGTAATGGAGCAAATCAAAACGCTTTCTGCCACCTTGGACGAGGAAACCACCCGCTTTCACCCTACTGGCAGACTGCTGTTGCTGGGTTCCTACGAGAGCGCATTTCTGAAAGCGGTCAAGCGCAAGGCTGACCTGTTGGGTATTGACTGTGACCTCACTCAATACCCCTGCCCTCCGTACAAGGCCGTGGTAGTGGACAGGGAAACCGTCCCGTCTGACATTAAGCTCGCCGCCGAGGTTGACATTGACCACTCCTACTCACAGGGAATGTCATCGGTGTCTCAAGCAACTTTGGCGCTCCTGTTGGCATTGGACTTGGTTCACGCTAAGGAAATTACCATTGTAGGCCGGGGTCACGCCGTTCAAAACCTCGCACAGCACTTGATCGACAATGACGCTACTGTGACTGTGGCACACTCTAAGACTCCAATTCTATATGGAGCTACTACTGGCAAAGATGTAGTAATCTATGCTACTCCGACTATCACGGGAGCTGTGCCGTACAACACTCATGATCTGGTCATCGACCTCGGCAACACCGTTCCCCACCCTGATCGCTTCAACTGCCCCTATGTGAACAGGATTGGTCAGCTCACCGTAAGTGTGTTGCTCAATCGCTTTGCGAGAAAGGAGCATAGGACATGAGTGACATTCTGACAACTATCGCCGCCGTTGAATGGATTGTTGTAGGCTGTCTATTCCTCTGGCGACTGCGCCACTGGAACCGCCGCTTTTCGGAACTCTATGACGAGCTGCGAAAGGAGATCGACCATGAATAAGGAAGACGCTCACATTGTCATAGCGATGGCAAATCATAACATGAATGTCACCGATGTTGCTCGTGCTATTTTCGCACACAGAAATACCGTTCTCTATCACTTGGACAAGGTGAAGCGGCAGACCGGGTTAGACCCTCGGCGGTTCTATGATTTGGTCGAGCTGGTGAAGATAGCTCAGGAGGTGTTGGAAAGTGGGTCTTGATATTACGGTCATGGAACGCAGAGATGTCCGTTGCCCTCATTGTGGTGAGGTCGTCAATACGGTAGATGTTGCCAGCACCAATAGCGGTGGTCGGCTTTGGTACGACTTTCTGGAAAAGCTCGGTTATTATATTCCCTATGAAAAGCGTACCAAGGAAAACGACTGGTACGGCAAGGACATGGTTCTTGACAACGAGCAGGCAAAGCAGCTTGTAGACTACGCCGTGAAGAAAGAGGTCTACAACTGGGACGGCGTGGAGTGGATTGTAACGGAAGCACTCGCTCACGGAAACAAGGTGGTTATTAACGCCGACTGGTAGTTAGGTGACAAAGGTGATAAAGGTGAGTGTTTTTGCAAAGACTTTTTTCAAATTGGCGTGTTTTGAAAAATTGTTTTTCGTATTTTAGGTGAGTTAGGTGAGTAATCGGGCATAAATGCCTATAACTCTCTCTTATACGCGCGTATATAGAAATAGTTATAGGGAAATGCACCCGATTACTCACCTTTATCACCTTGGCGACTTTGAAAGGAGAAAACGACTATGGCAGATGAAATTGTAAAAAAGCGTGGTCGAGGCAGACCGAAGGGTACTGGTGGCAATAGCCGTCCCGACAAGACTGTGCAACTCGACCCCGGAGATAACCGGAAATATATCATGCACGATTTGAGAATGTGGGATTGGCCTGCGGTGGATATGACCCGACCGAAAGATGTGTCCGAGCGTATTGGACAGTATTTTCAGATTTGTGCAGAGGACGATATGAAACCCTCTGTTGCTGGCATGGCATTAGCGTTTGGAATTGATAGAAGAACTATGTGGAAGTGGGTTAATGGTATTGATAGTGCCTACATTCCCACCGAAAGCAGGGACACTTTAAAAAAGGCGTATCAATTTTTGAACGCTCAGATGGAAAACTATATGCAGAACGGAAAGATCAATCCGGTCGCTGGTATCTTCCTGATGAAGAACAACATGGGCTATGTGGACAAGCAGGAGATGGTGCTTACGCCCAATCAGCAGCTTGGAGATCAGGTGTCCCCGGAAGACTTGCAAAGGAAGTATCTGGAAGACACGGCTGGCAACTATGAGTCTTCCGACTCTGACGAGTGAGCGACTTTGGCTGGCGACTTTCCAGCGACTTTCGACTTTCCGACTATGACCAGCGACTTTCCCGCTCGGAGGTCAGCGACTTTGGCTGGCGACTTTCCGACTATGACAGACCGCCGAGCTTCCGGGTGGAGGTTCGGCGGTTTTCTGATCTGCTGACCGGCTGGTGGCCTATTTCCCACCGTGGAGGTAGGATATTCTCTCCCCCCTTTTCCTATGCGGTTAGTAGGGTTTTACTAGCTGCCGGTGGTCGCTGCCGGTGGTCGCCATGTTTGCGAAAAATCTTGATTTTCTTTTGCGTTTACAGTTGACAAGTAAATGTAAGTATGCTATATTACAGTTACCGAAAGCAAGTAAACGCAAATTGAATTTGAAAGGGGTTCGCAATATGAAAAAGTACCGGGAAATTATTGCAATGGGTTTTTCCTCTGAAATGGAATTGAACGCTTTTCTTTCTACCATTGAAAACGATGAAAGCATTAGTGATTTGGCCTATTACAATTTGCGCCATATTGCTATTGAACGATTTTATGAAATTTGAAAGGGGTTTGAAACATGAAAATTTATGATCTGCCCGTTATGGGTTATGACCGGGCAAAAAGTTTTTACGGAAAAGCGAAAGTTATTGAAAAAGATAACGGCGAAAAAGTTTTACAGTCTTATAATACGGAAGTTTGCAAGATTGGCAGCAATGGCGAATTTGTCCGTTTGTGGGACGGGTACAGTGTTACCACGATGCGCCATGTTAACAGCTTTCTTTCCTTTTTCGGTATTCCCGGCGGAGGTAAAGCGTGGTGGAATAGTCAACCGGTAGAAATTAAAAAAGTACATTCTAATATGACTCCTGATATGACTCCATATGAAAGTTTGAAAGCTATGTATTTCCGGCGTTTTGCTAATGGGGTTAATCATTGAGAGGGGGGGGAATTTATATGAAATTCAAAACTACACAAAAAGCAATCCGGGAAGAGTATCATACTATTATTTGCGTCGGCTATTGCAATTTGCAAACAGTGTTAGATTATGAAAGCCCCATTGCATACACTTCCCGCCGGGAAGGTTGGGCGGCTGATATTTATGATATGGGCGGTGGAGTAGCTATTGTTACCGGGTATGCGCCTTTTGGGAATGTTCGTCCTGGTTATGATATTTGCCGCAAATATGAAAAGCAGGCCGAAAAAATCAGATACAATTATGATCTTTCCTATGATCGACAGCGGGATATGCTGAAAAGCCTTGCAAAAAAATTTGTAAAAGAGGTGTGCGGAAATGAATAAACGGGAATACTGCTTAAAAAATCCCGCTATTGCCTATTATAGCGGCTTGAATGGGCTTGAAATTCATGGCATAGAGTACGGCATAGAGGATTATATCTATTGCGTTTCCGGGGCGTGGGGCGGCGGTAAAGTGTTTCACCGGGTAAAAGTACAATATACCCGTAAAGGGGCGGCGTTTTTCGTGGTACACGGGTACAGAATTCCGCTTGATGAATGTATTAGAATGGGGGTTTAATTATGGGAACGGTCAATTATATGACAAGCTCTTATATCACTATGGGGTTAAAACCCTATGACATTTCCGATTATGAAGACGAAAACGGAAATATTGATTATGATCTGTTAGAAATGGATTATGAAGACGATAGGACGAACATTGAAAGTATCCTTTCCCGCTATTCCTTCTATTATTTCCATGTGGAAATCAAGGCCGGATATTATGAAGGGTTTTCCCTTGACATTGAAAACAATTTTTCCGTTGCGTTTGACGGTTGGGAAGATAAACGAGCTGCCCAAAAAGAAATTACCAGCTTGAAACAATGCTTGCTTGAATGTGCGGGAAGTGGGTTAGTTGCTTGCTATCCGGGTTGGTGTACTGGATATGAAGATTATAAAGGCACTTGCAAGGCCATAGCAGCCGCTATAAAGGATATGCGGGAAGAAGTAAAAATAACCCCCACATGGTTACAATACGAGCGGGAAACGGCTTGAAAATGGGTGGAATAGTGTATATAATTTTGTTCTTTATCTTACTTCCCTTTATGGTTTTATCCGATTGTATCAAGAAAAATAAATAGTTTTCAGCCGTCCCGGTTAACGCCGGGGCGGTTCTTTTATGCTTTATAGCTGCCGAGCCTGGTATGATCTGTCGGTTGGGTGGTGGGGGATATGGCACCGGCAGCGAGGGCGGGGTGAGTGCCGAAAATACCGCAAAAAATAAAAAGGCTTATTTACATTTACATATTGACATTTACATTAACCTATGCTATCTTATATGCAAGAGGTGATAATCATGATGACATTCAAAAACGCAATCGGCTATGTCCGTGTTTCCACTGAGCGTCAGGCTGATGATGATAAATTCGGCATTGAGGTTCAGAAACAGGCTATCCTTCTCTACGCAAACGACCATGGTTACAACATCGTTGACTGGAAGGTTGACGAGATCAGCGGTGCAAAAGATGACCGTCCCGCTCTGAACGAAATCCTCTACGGTGACAATGTGACCAATCCTCCTTACGAAGCTGTGATTGTGTTCAAGAATGACCGTCTGGCTCGTGATACCAAGCTGTACTTCTACTACCTGTATGTGCTGGAAAAGAAGAATATCAAGCTCCTTAGCACTCAGGAGTCCTTTGCAGAGGGCAACGAGTTTGCCAACATCTATCGTGCGCTGCTACAATTCGTGGCAGAGCAGGAGCGGAAGAACATTGCTCTGCGTACCGGCAAGGGTCGTTCCATCAAGGCTTCCTGCGGCGGGTACAGCGGTGGTCGCAGACCCTATGGCTACAAGGTGGTGGACGGTGTTCTGACCATTGACGAGCCGGAAGCTGAGATTGTGCGGTTCATTTTTGACGAGCATGAAAAAGGAACCTCCATGCTGGCTATCACCGATCTGCTGGAAAAGCAGGGCTTCAAAACGAGAGCTGGAAAGAGATTTCAGGTTTCCACTATCAAGAGTATTCTCGGCAACCGGCAGCTCTACGAGGGTATGTATAAATACGGCGACATGAATTGGGTCAAGGGTGTCCATGAGCCGATTTTGAAAGGGGATGACGATAATGCTTGAACACTTTCCGAATATGGGTAAGAGTGACCGAAAGCTCATGCAGACAATCATGCTGACCACCATCGAATATGTGCTTGATGTTGGTATAGAAGAAGCCTGTTCCGATGTTCTGAAAGACAATCCAGATTTATCGGCTTATCCGAAGCTCAAAGAAAAGGCCGATAGTATGAGAAAGGCGGGTTGAGCATGAAGAAGGAAGTCAGTCCTCAGAAAAAGAGAGTCGTTTATCTGCTGTGCGGTATCATCATTGCCATTACTGTTTTCATCTGCGCTGTCGTTCTGGTGTCAGCTCTCATGAACCCTTCCCCTTCCGAGTCTGAACCTCAGACTACCGAGGAAACCTCGGAGATTGGTACTGCTACCTTCGATGAAATCTACTATGCCTACAAAGAAAACGAGCTGGTGGCAGATGACCTATATCAGTACAACCGCTATCTGGTAACAGCGAAGATCAACGGCATGACCAATGACGGACTGTTCAACATGACCGGCGGCGCAATGCTTACTCTGGAAACGAAGGTTGACAACACCATCGTCTTCTTCTATGCTGAATTTGAAAAAGAGCAGGAAGAAAACCTGAAATCCGTCAAGGTCGGAGATACCATTACTTTCGAGGGTAAGTGCCTTGACGCTGGAAACTGGACAGAATGTGAGCTGATTATGGAATGAAATTCTTTCTCTGGTGTGTCGGAGTTATATTCTGGATAATTGTTGGACTGTTGGCTCTGGCCTATATCATTCCGAAAATTCTATAAGGCTCTCGCAAGGGCGAGGGTAACAGCCAAGGGGCTATCGGGAAACCGGTAGTCCCTTTTAGTTTTGCGTAGTTTGGAGGTAAGTTTATGAAGTTATTTCGGAAAGTGGACATTCTCGGAACAAGATACTCGGTATATCGGGTGAGTTCCGGGGAGAACGAGTACATGGAAAAACTTCACTACGGTGGTCTTTGTACCACGATTGACCACCGAATTTACATTCTCGATCTCTCCACGACTGAGGAATGGGGCGGTGAGACTGAGGAAGTCAGAAAGAGCATGGAAGCCTGTACTCTGCGTCATGAGGTGATACACGCTTTTCTGAACGAGTCCGGCCTACAATGGAACAGTTTTGCTCCCGAAAATGCGTGGGCGAAAAACGAAGAAATGGTGGACTGGATTGCAATTCAGGCACCGAAAATCTTCAAAGTCTATCAGGAATTGGGGTGTGTTGGGTGAATTACGATAAGATTGCCCTGTCCATCAAGGCCGCTATTGACCGTAGACCGGCTGATAAGAGCGCATACGATGACCTGTTTTCCCTTTGCAGAGGGTGGGAAGCTGAGGATTTTGCGGCGGCTCACGCTCTGAATAAAGAGCTGATCGGTATGTGCGCCGCTCAGATCAGGAATGGCGGTAAGGAAGCAGCTCATTTCTATGAGATTTGGAGAAAAGGTCTGTTGTTTGAAGCACCTCACAATTTTGACGCTTTCATGACCTACATCGAGCTTGATAGAAAGCCCGAAAAGCGGTTTTACGCTCCCCGGCGGCATTATTTGAAGCCCATGGTGCAAGGTTTCCAAGATGTGCTTGACGGAAAGCTGCGTCTTTTGACCATTTCCATGCCGAAACGAGCCGGTAAGAGTCAGACTGGTATCAATTTTGTCAACATGATCTCCGGGAAATACCCTGACAACGCTACCCTCATGGAAGGAACAGGTGATGACCTTGTAAAGAGCTTCTACAATGGCTGCTTGGAATATCTGAACACGCCGAATGAATACCTGTACTACGATGTGTTCCCGGAAGCTCGACTGGTACAGACTAACGCTGACAACAAGACCATCAACCTGAAATCTAAGTCCCGTTTCCCCACCATCATGTGTCGTTCCATTGACGCTCGTCAGGTCGGTTTGTCCGAAGCCACCAATGTCCTCTACCTCGATGACTGTGTGGAAGGTCGTGAGGAAGCCAAGAACCGGCAGCGGCTTGATGACAAGTGGGAAGTGATCTCCGGCGATATTATGGGTCGTGCCATTGAGGGTACGCCTATGGTCTTCACCGGCACCCGGTATTCCTTGTATGACCCGATTGGTCGTATTCAGGAACACGCCAAGAAAGAGGGCTGGTCTTGGAGGGCTATTGAAATTCCCGCCCTCGATCTGGTGACAGACGAGAGCAATTATGAGTATGAGCGGGACGGAAAGAAGGTCTTTACCACGGCCTACTTCCGGGAGCAAAGAGAGCTTTTGTCCGCAGAGCAGTTTGAGTCTGAGTTTCAGCAACAGCCGTTTGAAGCTAAGGGTCTTCTGTTCAACAAGGACGAGCTGAATTACTTCTTCGAGCTTCCCGCTGACCGTGAACCTGATACGACCATTGCCGTATGCGATACTGCCGAGAGCGGAAGTGATAGCACCGCCATGGTCATTTTGAAACTGTACGGGGAAGATATTTTCGTGGCAGATGTTGTTTTCGATGACTCTCCTTCCGAAGTGACAAAACCTCAATGTGCAAAGAAGCTGGTAGAACACAAGGTCAGTACGGCGGTCTTTGAAAGCAACAACGCTGGTGCTTATTACAGCCGAGATGTGGACGCTCTTGTGAAATCCCTTGGCGGTTCGGTATCTATCAGAACAAAGCGCACGATTTCCAACAAGCAGACCCGTATCGAGTTTGCGTCAGATGGGATTAAAAAGCACTTCTACTTCAAAGACCCTTCCACTTACAAGCGTGGAGGTCAATATTGGGAGTTCATGAAGGAAGTCACAACCTATACTCGTTCCGGTAAGGTTCCGCATGATGACGCTCCCGATGTTCTGAGCTTGGCTGAAAATGAGTTGCGTATGCTGGTAGGCTCTAAGATTGAAGTTTTCAAGCGTCCCTGCTGATTTCTTTGACTTTTGTACTCGCTAATGGTATTATAAAAGGTTTGGTATTGACAAGCATTGGAGATTTGGCTATAATGGAAGATGATAAGGTGGAGTTTTTATGAGGGGAGGTGTTTTCCGTGGGCTGCACTTGGTTTGGACGAAAGGTCATCACCACCAATGTTTCCGAAATCAATAGCGGCAATGTGGTTGAAGTTCTGCGGAAAGCACTCACCACCCACGCCACAAATAAGGCTGACATGGAATACCTCTACGGGTATTACAAGGGCAATCAGCCTATCCTTTCCCGTGTGAAGGAAGTACGTCCTGAGATCAACAACAAAGTTGTTGAAAACAGAGCAAACGAGATCGTTTCCTTCAAGGTTGGCTACCTGATGGGTGAACCCGTCCAGTATGTCAGCCGGGTTGATGACGAGGGCATCGCCAAGAAGATTTCCACGCTGAACAGTTATGTTGCGTCCGAAGACAAAGCCGCAAAGGACAAGGAGCTGGCTGATTGGGCGCACATCTGCGGCACCGCCTACCGCATGGTTCTTCCTGACGGAGAAGCCGATGTAGAGGAAGATGAAGCCCCCTTCGAGATTTTCACGCTTGACCCTCGGTTTGCTTTCGTTGTCCGCTACAATGGCCTTGGTTCTCCCGTGGTCATGGGAGTGAAGTATGTTGTCAAGGGTGACGGTACGGCTATTTATAGCTGCTACACCAAAGACCACTACTACGAGATCAGCGACACTTGGGTGATTTTGAAATCCGAGGAACAGGTACTTGGTATTCCCATCGTGGAATATCCGCTGAACAATGCTCGGCTCGGTGCCTTTGAGATCGTTCTTCCCCTTCTGGACGCTATGAACAATGTGGACAGCAACCGTCTTGACGGTGTTGAGCAGTTCATTCAGGCTCTTATGCTGTTCCACAATGTCGATATTACCTCTAAGGATTATCAGGAGCTTCGGGCTGAGGGTGCAATCAAGTTCAAGGATATTGACCCGCAGTTCAAGGCAGAGATCGAATATCTGACCGCCGAGCTTAATCAGACGCAGACGCAAACCCTGATTGACCACCTGTACGATACGGTACTGACAATCTGCGGTATGCCGAACCGCAATGGTGGTTCTTCCACCAGTGACACCGGTTCCGCTGTCATCATGCGTGACGGCTGGTCTGCGGCAGAAGCGAGAGCGAAGGACACGGAGCTGATGTTCAAGAAGTCCGAAAAGGAGTTCTTGAAACTGACCTTGCGGATTTGTGATGACCTGAGCGAGTTGGACTTGAAAATGTCCTCTATCGAAATCCGCTTTACTCGCCGCAATTACGAGAATATCACCGAAAAGGCCAATGTTCTCGTTTCCATGCTGAACAACCCGAAGATCGCACCTCAGCTTGCTTTTACCCATTGCGGTATGTTCTCTGACCCGCAGATTGCGTGGGCTATGAGCAAGGCGTATATGGAGGAACAGGAGAAGAAAGCCGCTGAGACTGCCAAGAGCAAGGAGGGTAACGGCAATGAACCCGGAAGCCAAAACTCCAATCAGACTGACCCCGGAAACGGTCAGAACGATTGAACAGATCATCAACCGGCGAAATAAGGTTGAGATCGGTTTTAAGAACGGAAAGCTCTGCGTTTGGGAAATTCAGAGTAAAACAAAACATGAACAGCCTGTCGCATAGGGCGGCAGGGACAGCCATTTGGGGCTATCGGTACTGAAAAAGTATCGGTAGCCCTTTTTGTTTTGATTTAATCGCCGCAAGGCGTTGAATGGTCAGGGAAGACCTTAATCGCAACGGGGAGACAACCCTTCCAAAAACAGAAAATAGTGCTGAGTGAACAGCCTTGTTAAACGCAGGAGGTAACTACCATGGCAAAGATTGATACCAGCAAAATTCCCGGTTATGCGGAAATGTCCGCAGAAGACAAGCTGAAAGCTCTGGAAGCGTTTGAGTATGATGACAACGCTGCCGAGGTGGAACGGCTGAAAGGTGCCGTTTCCAAGGCCAATTCCGAAGCCGCAGGGTGGAAGAAGAAGCACAATGAGCTGCTTACCGAAGACGAGCGCAAGAAGCAGGAAGACGCTGACGCTCTCGCCAACATGAAGAAGGAGCTTGACGAGCTGCGGAAGGACAAGACTATCTCTGAGTTCAAGGCCAAGCTGATTGCTCAGGGATATGACGAAGCTCTGGCTTCCGACACCGCTCAGGCTATGGCTGACGGTGACACCGCCAAGGTCTTTGCCAATCAGGGCAAGTTCCTCGAAGACTACGCAAAGAAAGTCAAGGCTGACGCAATGAAAAAGACCCCCAAGCCCCCTGCCGGTGACGGTTCTTCCGACATTGACTACTCCAAGAAGATCGAGGAAGCACAGCAGTCCGGCGATATGGCTGCGGTGGCCTACTACACCCGCCTGAAAGCTCAGGAAGAAGCTCAGGCGAAACAGAATGAGTAAAGGAGAGATTTACAATGGCTGATACTCTGGCTACCAGCTTCGGAGTGCTGAATTACTCCGGTATGCTCTTTAACAAGGGCAACACCCGCACCCCTCTGTCCTCCATCATCGGCGGCAGAGCTAAGATCACCAATCATGTCGAGTTCGTAACCGGTCAGGAGTACACCACCGGCGGCGGTTCTCAGCCCGCTATTTCTGAGACTGCTTCTCTGACTGCACCTGACGCTTCTGTTGTCACCCGTGCTCAGAAGACCAATGTCACTCAGATCTTTCAGGAGTCTGTCGGCATTTCTTATGCCAAGCAGAGCAACATGGGTACTCTGTCTGGCCTGAATGTCGCTGGTCAGCAGGCCAACCCCATGAACGAGCTGGATTTTCAGGTGGCGGCGAAGATGGCGAAGATCAATGCCGACATCGAGTACACCTTCATCAACGGCAAGTTCAACAAGGCCGCTTCTGACTCCGAGATCAACAAAACCCGTGGTCTGGTGACTGCTATCACCTCCAACACCACCGCTATGGGTAGCAAGCCCCTCGGTCTGTGGGACATTGCTGACATGGTGAAGAAGATTTACGGTGCCAACGCTCCCACCGATGGCCTGTGCCTGTGGTGTGACGCTGTGACCCTGTTCCAGATCAACGCTGACGCTGTTCAGAACGGTCTGACCGTGGTTCCCGCCGCCCGTAACATCAACGGTATCTCCCTGTCCAGCGTGGTCACTCCCATCGGTGTGGTCTACCTGTACCTCGGTGAGTACCTTCCCGCCGGTACTGCCCTGCTGCTGAACCTGAGCGTTCTGGCTCCTGTGTTCCAGCCCGTTCCCGGCAAGGGCAACTTCTTCCTCGAAGCTCTGGCGAAGACCGGTGCCGGTGAGAAGTACCAGCTCTTTGGTCAGATCGGTCTTGACCATGGCCCTGAGTGGTATCACGGCAAGTTCACCGGTATCTCCACTGACTTCACCGCTCCCACTTACAGCCGCAGCGTGTATGTGGCTAACGCTTCCGAGTTCCCCGGTGGTTCTTCCACCTAATTGACTGAAATTGAAAGGTAGGTGAAAAGTATGACCAATGCTGACAAGCTGAAAATGCTGAAAGCCATGACCGGAGAAGCGGACGAGGAAGTGCTTTCCACCTACCTTTCTATCGCCGGAAGCAAGGTTCTCAGGAGAGCTTACCCCTATGACGATACCGTGACGGAGGTTCCTGATCGGTACGCCTATACGCAGCTTGAAATTGCTGTGTACCTGATGAATAAGCGTGGGGCTGAGGGTCAGACCGCTCACAGCGAGAACGGCATTTCCCGGTCTTATGAAGATGGAGATGTGCCGCCCTCTCTGCTGAGAGAGATCGTTCCGTGTGCGTCCCTGATTGGGGGTGAAGCATGAAGACCATGAAACGAAATCAAGTCCCTTTCTGGTATCTGTTGTATGACCGGAAGGAGGACTTGAAGGACGAGTATGGCAATGAAAGCGGAGAGTCCGCTATCATTTACAAACCCGCAGTCAAGATGGAAGCCAATGTCTCTGCCGCCACCGGCTCGGCTCAGGTGGAGCAATTCGGAAATTTCGCCGGGTATGACAAAGTGATCGTTACCGATGACCTGTCTTGCCCGATTGACGAGAATTCCGTGTTGTTCATCGACAAAGAGCCGGAATATGCGAAAGACGGCACACCTCTTTATGACTACATCGTAAAGAGAGTTGCCAAGAGCTTGAATTCCATCTCCTACGCCGTAAGCAAGGTGAGCGTGTCGTGAAGACAGTCAAGGTTCCTCTTTCTCAGCGTGGTATCGACACGCTGCTTCGAGAGATCGAAAGCTACACGGTATGGCTGAAAGAACGCTCCCAAGTCCTGCTTGATCGTCTCGCTCAGGCAGGATTTGAGGTGGCTTCCGCTCGTTTCTCAAAAGCCGTTTATGACGGCACCAATGACGCTTCTGTTTCTCTGGAAACGAGAAGTGAAGGAGTGAGGGCGGTTGTTGCGGTTGGTGCGTCCGTGCTGTTCATTGAGTTCGGCACCGGCGTTACTTACCCGGACAATCACCCGCAAGCCGCAGAGCTTGGCATGAAGCGTGGCGAGTACGGAAAAGGCCATGGTAAGCAATCCTCTTGGGGTTACTACGGCGACCCCGGAACAAACGGCGTGGTCAAGATGAAGAAGGACGGAAGCACCGTGGTCATCACCCACGGCAACCCGGCGAATATGCCGATGTACGAAACCGTCAAAGAGCTGGAAGCTATGTTGCCTGAGCTGGTAAAGGAGGTCTTTTCATGATTGATGTGGAAAATCAGATTTACACACCGATTGCGGAAGCCCTCAGAGTCCAGTTTCCGGGTATCAAGGTGAGCGGCGAGTATGTCAAAGCTCCTTCCGGCTTTCCCTTTGTGAGCATTGTCGAGCAGGACAACTACCCGACAGTGGAACACATGACCACCAGCGAAACGGAGCAATTCGCAACGCTGATGTATGAGGTGAATGTCTACTCCGACAAGGCTACCGGAAAGAAGTCTCAGTGTCGGAGTATTATGAAATTCGTTGATGACATGATGTATCAGCGAAATTTCAGGCGCATTTCCCTTTCCCCTGTTCCCAATTTGGAGAACGCAACGATTTACCGTCTGGTGGCTCGATACAGAGCTGAAACGGACGGCACTACACTATACAGGAGGTAAATGAAATGGCTATTTCCACCTACAAGGTTTTCCTCATGCACAAGGCCAGTTCTGAGGGAACCTACACGAAGCTGATCGACATTAAGGAATTCCCTGACCTCGGCGGCGAACCTGAAATGCTGGAAACGACCACTCTGAGCGACAATATGCAGACCTATATTGCCGGTATTCAGTCTATGGACGGTCTGTCTTTCTCCGCAAACTACGACATGACCGAGTACCAGAAGCTGAAAGCCTTGGAGGGCAAGAAGGAAAGCTACGCCGTGTGGTTCGGCGGCACCGAGAGTTCCGGTGTGGTCACTCCCGATGGCTCCAACGGCAAGTTCGCCTTTGACGGTGAGCTGTCTGTCTATCCCGTTGGCGGCGGCGTGAACGAGGTTGTTGGTATGAACATCACCATTGCCCCGTCCAGCCCCATCAAGTTCTCTGCGACCTAAGAAACCTACGGCCTGAATGATAAGGAGGATTTATCATGGCAAAGCAGTTGACCATTACTGACCCTACCAGCGGTGTTACCTACACGCTGGAATACACCCGCAAGACTGTCGAGATGATGGAGAAGCAGGGCTTTATCGCTGCTGATGTGGAGAAGAAGCCCATGACTCTGCTTCCCGCCCTGTTCGCTGGTGCGTTTCTCGCCCATCACCGCTTCGTGAAGCGTGATGTGATCGACAACATCTATGCTCGTCTGAGCCACAAAGACGAGCTGATTAACCGGCTGGTCGAGATGTACAACGACCCGCTGGTGACGCTGCTGGACGAGCCTGAGCAGGGTGACAGCGAGGGAAACCTGAGCTGGAAGACTGGCTGGTAAGCGACCAACCTTCCGGTAACAAGGGGGGCGGCGAACAACGCCCCGCTCCCCTTTTCGCTTACACGGAAAAATTCAAAGAGGTCTTTCCGTACTACCTGTCTATCGGCATGACCTATGACCAGTTTTGGAATGAAGACTGCGAGTTGGTCAAGTTTTACCGCAAGGCGGCGCAGATTAGGCAAGACCTGAAAAATCAGGACGCATGGTTACAAGGTGCGTATTTCTATGAAGCCTTGGTTGACGCAGCTCCTATCCTCAGAGCTTTTGCGAAGAAGGGTACAAAGCCCATTCCTTATCGGGAAGAACCTTTCGACCTGTTTTCCAAGCAGGATAAGAAGAAGCAGAAAGAGGTTCAGGAGAAGAACGACAACAAGGCAAAGACCTTCATGGAAGCCTTTGCCATTGCGACCAACAAGAAATTTCAAGAGAAAGGTGGTGGCGTAAATGGCTGATAATGTGGAAATTCAGGGTTTGGAATTTCAGATTGTCAATGACAGCACTCAGACCGAGCAAGGTCTGGAAGCTCTGAGGAATACCCTTGGTCGTTTGAGAACGGCTTGTGGGTCTACGGCTACCGGGTTGAGCGGTACTGCTAAGAGCGTGAGAGAGCTGAAAAATGCTCTGCAAGGCTTGAATAGTGGTGATGTTCAGCAGAAGATCACCCGCATTGCCGGTGCGCTGAACGCCTTGGGTCAGGTCAGCAATGTGAAAATTTCCAGCTCTGTCGCCAATCAGTTGACGGCAATCAGCGGTGCGATTGACAACCTGAAATGGACGGACGGCGATAAGCTGACCGCTCTTTCTGACGGTTTGCGCCCTCTGTCCGAGCTTGGAAAGTCCAATCTGACCACCTTTATCAATCAGCTTGGGAAGCTCCCCACCGTGATCGAGGAATTGGAAAAGGCAGACATTGACAAGTTCACCCGGCAGATGACCGATCTCGCTGCCGCCATGAAGCCTTTTGCAGACGAAATGCAGAAGGTGTCCAACGGTTTCTCTGCTTTCCCGTCCAGAATTCAAAGACTGATTACCTCTACCGAGCGGTACAACAGCACGGTTCGGAGAGCTACCACCCATACAGGTTTGTTCGGCAAGGCTCTCGGTGGTCTGAAATTCGCCGTGGTTTGGCAGATGGCTCGGAGAGTCGGAAGTATGCTCGGAACGGTCATCACGGAGTCCAATGAGTATCAGGAGAACATGAACCTGTTTACTGTTGCTATGGGCGAGTATGCCGAGTCTGCTTTGGAGTACGGAGAAACCGTCAGCGAAGTCTTGGGTATCGACCTGTCTGACTGGATTAGAAATCAGGGTGTGTTCAACACTCTGCTGACAGGTTTCGGTGATACCTCTGACAGAGCTGCCCTTATGAGCAAGAACCTGACTCAGCTCGGTTATGACCTCAGCTCTTTCTTCAACATTTCCGTTGAGGACTCCATGCAGAAATTGCAGTCCGGTATCTCTGGTGAGTTGGAACCCCTGCGGCGTTTGGGCTATGACCTGTCCCAAGCCCGTTTGGAAGCTGTTGCTCTGTCCCTCGGTATTGACAAGAGCGTATCTTCCATGACTCAGGCTGAAAAGGCAGAGCTGCGCTACTACGCCATTATGACTCAGGTCACTACCGCTCAGGGTGACTTGGCGAGAACGCTGGAAGCTCCCGCCAATCAGCTTCGTATTCTGAAAGCACAGGTTGAGATGGCTGGCAGAGCTATCGGCAATATCTTCATTCCCGCTCTGAACGCTATCCTGCCCTATGGCATTGCCGTGGTGCAAATCATTCGGGAGATCGCCAATGCGATTGCGTCCCTGTTCGGTTTCCAGATGACCGAGGTGGATTACTCCGGTATCACAAGTGCCGGGGTAGGAGCAGGAGAATTGGCAGACAACCTTGATGACGCTGCCGGTGCTGCCAAGAAGTTGAAGCAGTATACCGCTGGATTTGACGAGCTGAATGTGTTCTCCCCTGATACCGCAAGCGGTTCCGGTGTTGGTGCTGGTGGGGGAAGCGGATTTGAATTCGCTCTGCCGGAGTATGACTTCCTCGGAAACGCCGTCACGACCAGAGTGGACGAGATTAAGAAAATGCTGGAAAACACCCTTGCAGATATTACGGTCATGGTTTCTGGTTTTTCTCTGGCTGTTGGTGCCATTCTGGTTCTGACCGGAGCAAACATTCCTCTCGGCCTTGGCCTGATGGCGGCTGGTGCTGTCGGTTTGGCGGCTACCATCGGTCTGAATTGGAACGGCATGAACGAACAGCTTGCAAATACTCTTGCGCTGATTACTGGTGTCGTTGGCGGTTTTATGCTGGCCTTGGGCGCAATCATGGCGTTCTCCGGGGCGAATGTGCCGTTGGGTATTGCATTGATGGCCTTGGGTGCTGTGAGTCTTGCAACCGCTGCCGTTGTCAACTGGCACAGTAGCGACCAGAATATCACGGACGCTCTGACCACCATTACTGGTATTCTTGCTGGTGCTTCTCTGGCGGTAGGCGCAATGCTGGCTCTGACCGGCGTAAATACCCCTCTCGGTATCGCTCTCATGGCGATTGGGGCTGTATCTATCGCTTCCGCTGTGGCTCTTAACTGGAACGCTATGGAGGAAGCAATCAGTTCTCCGCTCTCCCGTATCTCCGTTATCGTGGGTACGGCAATGCTGGCCTTGGGTGCTATCCTCGCTTTCAGCGGAGGTAGTATTCCTCTCGGTATTGCATTGATAGCTTTGGGGGCAACCTCTATCGCTTCCGCTGTTGCTCTCAACTGGAACGGGTTGAGTGATGAAGTTATTAACACCGTAGCTTTGATTACAGGTGCGCTTTCCGTAGCGTTTCTTGCTGTCGGTGCGGCCTTGGCATTTTCGGGTGCGAATATCCCGTTGGGTATCGCTCTAATGGCTACCGGCGCACTCACAATGGGAACGGCTATTATTCCGAATTGGAACAGTCTTTCCGATAGTGTTCAGCAGAAGATCACGCTGATTTCCTCCATCGTAGGTGCCGCTCTGTTGGGTGTTGGCGCAATCCTCGCTTTGACGGGTGTTGCCCTTCCTCTCGGCCTTGGCTTGATGGCGGTGGGTGCGCTGGCTCTCGGTTCTGCGGCGGCTCTGAATTGGGACACTGTTGTAAATGCGGTCAAAAAGACCGTTTCGGTCATTACCGGTATTCTCTCCGGGGCATTGATCGTTCTCGGTACAATCCTTCTGCTGTCTGGTGCTGGTGTCGGCCTTGGTCTTGCTGTTCTGGCGGCTGGTTTGTCTCTGTCTTATGCGGCGTGGACACTGGACGATAACCCGATCACTCGGTTCGTCCGACAGATGGCAAACTCCATCATTGGACTTGTGAACGGTGTCATTGACGCAATCAATGATATGTTCCATATCCAGTTCGATGGTTTGACTGTCATGGGTATCACTCTTATCCCTGCTTTCGATATTCGGCTGGTCAATATTCCTCACATTCCTCTGTTTGAGGACGGCGGTTTTGTTGACCAAGGCCAACTCTTTATTGCTCGTGAAGCGGGTGCTGAGATGGTCGGTGCCATTGGTCGCAAGACTGCGGTTGCCAACAATGACCAGATCGTTGAGGGTATCACCGCCGGTGTGACTGTCGCCAATGACGGTGTGATTGCCGCCATTTATGCCCTGCTGAACGCAGTCGAGGACAAGGATATGTCCATTTCCATCGGTGACGATGTGATTGGTCGTTCCTATGACCGATACAAGTCTAAGCGTGGTGTACCTGTTTCTTCTGGCGTATTCGCCAATAGCTACTGATAGGGGGTAAGGATATGGCAAGTTTCATCAAGATTAACGGAAATCCCTATCCTTGCCCCCGCCGGGGCTTGAACCTGATGGTTGCCACCATTGTGGACGCTGCCCGAAATGTAAACGCAGTCACGGTAGGTCAGGTCGTAGGCCGTGAGCAACAGAAGATCAATAACCTCGAATGGGCTTACCTGACTGCGGAACAATGGTCGGCAATTCTCAAAGAGTTCAAGAATTTCTATGTCACGGTCAGCTACCCGGACATGGTGAACAACACATGGACGGAGAGAAAGATGTACCCCGGCGACAGGACTGCCGAGCCTTTCCACCTTGACCCCGTGACTCAGCTTCCCTTGGACTACATCAACTGCAAGGTGAACCTGATTGACTGCGGCGAACCGTTTTAAGGAGGTGGCGGCGTGAAACAGGTAAGCAATGCTTACAAGTCCAGCATGAAAGCCATGCTCCGCAACCGCTCCTATGTGAAGATCGCTTTCTCCAATATTGACACTTCTGCCGCAACGGACGGCAGTTGGGTCAGCAATGGAGCGCAGAGCTATTCCGAGTTCGATACGGTTGATTACAACTACGATTATCAAGCGTCCTACGCCGCTTTGGAGCTGAACCGGTGGGCTTTGGACGGAAATACCGTCATCGTTCCTGCTTCCGGCACGATGTATGACGGTTTCATTTCCTCCATTATGAGCAACGCCGATGGCGGCTTTACAACTGCGGCGGTCATTACCCGTGAGTTCTCCGTTCCGCACACTTTCCCCGGACTGACGCTGACCTTTGATACTCGCTACAAAGAGTGGCCTGTCAGCGTGACCGTTGACTTCTATTTGAATGGAGAAGTGCTGGAAAGCACCACAGCCCTCGTAACCTCTGAAACCGTCCAGATCAACACCAGAGCGGCTTCCTGCGACAAGATTGTGATTACCTTTGGCAACACCCTTCCTTACCGCAGACCTCGCTTAGAAGATGTGCTGTACGGCGTACAGAAGGTGTTTACCAACAAGGACATTATTTCCACACGGCAGTCTCACGATGTTGACCCTCTCAGCCGTAGACTCCCGCAGGAAACAATGCAATTTACCTTGTTGGATTACGAACACAATTATGACCCGGACAATCCTTCTGGCATCTATGTATTCTTGGACAAAAATTCCCCGGTGTCTATCCAGTTCGGCTATGAGCTGCCGAATGGAAAGGTGGAATGGCTGAAACCGGACAAGTATGTGCTGAACAGCAAGCCCAAGGCAAGCAAAAATCAGGCTACTTTCTCCGGCACCGGCCTGATTGGAAGCCTGAGTGGAACCTTCTACAAGAGCAAGCTCGGCTCTAAGAATTTCTACGACATGGCTGAGGAAGTCCTTCTGGACGCTGGTCTGACGCTTTCCGAGCAAGGCACAAATCCGTGGGTCATTGACGAGAGCTTGAAGCAGATGTTCACCACGGCGGCTCTCCCCATTGATACCCACATGAATTGTCTGCAACTGATCGCTCACGCTTGCCGTTGCCGTCTGTTCACAGACGATGACAATATCATTCACATTAAGCCTTTCGGCGTAAATGTGGTCGGTATTTACAGTGGCGTATGGGCTGACAACGGTCATTTGTGGTACAGCGAGTGGGACACCGTTGACCGTGGCAACAGAGTCGGCAATACCTATGCCGCCTTGGAGCTGAACCGGTGGACACTGGACGGTGGAGAACAGGTCATCATTGAAGACACAGACTCGTCCGGCAGAGGATTTGTCAGCGAGAGCATGACGAGAGCAGATGGAACCTATGCTACCGCTCCCGTATTCACCAAGACCTTCGATGTGTCCCATGATTTGCCTGTTCTGGCAATTCGCTTCGACACTCCTTTGGACGAGTACCCGACCTCCATTCAGGTCAAGTATTACAAGGGTTCCACCTTGCTTGATACGAAGACTGTCATGGGTATCACTTCTTCTGAGGTGTTTGTCAACAGCTCTCTCGCCATTGATTGTACCAAGATCGAGGTCACGATGAATGGCGGTCTGCCTTACCGCAGAATGAGAGTGAGCAAGGTCTATTACCGAGAAACGGACTTCACGCTGGATTTCACCTCCATTGGTGAGAACAGTCAGTCTATCTCGAAGATCGACCAGCTCAAAGCGGTGTCTGTCGCCAAGTATGCATACACGGCGGCAAATGATACCACCAAACTTTTCGAGGGAACGACCACCGAAACTCAGCTTCATGTCGAGTTCTCTGGTCTTGCACAAGATGTTTCTATCTCTGTTTCTGGTGGTTCGTTGGTATCCTCCAACATTTACGCCAGAGCTGCGGATTTGGTGTTATCCTCCGGCACTAAAACCGTAGTCATTACCGGCAAAACTCTGTCTGAGAACTCGGTGGTCGTTTCCTATCCCGTGGCTCTCGATGGAGAAATCGACAAGGAGGAAAACCCCCTTATCACCAACGATACGATGTGCGCCGCTCTTGCCGATCAGGTGAAAAAGTATCTGCAAATGAGAAACACCTATCAGACAAAGTACCGTGGCAATCCTGAGCTGGAAGTGGGCGATGTGATTGGCTTGCAGACGCTCTATACCGATGAAATGGACGCATTGATCTTGGTGGACGAGATCACATTTAACGGCTCTCTGAGCGGAAAGTTGAAGGTGAAAGGTCTGATATGAGTATTATTGATAATCTCGTCTACGACCGCACACTGGCCGATGTGGACAGGGTTTTTACCCTGAAACACAAAATCCTCACGGAAGGGCTTTCGAGCCTTTCCGCTGAGGAAAAGACCGAGTACATGGCTGGTATGAAGGGTGCTTACAATTACGAGGACATGAACCGTGTAGGGCAGGCGGTAGCCTATATCGCCAACCGCATGACTTCTCTCCCCGGACAGTTGGCGGCATACCGAGCGGAGAAAGGAGTCGCTGATGACCCGATCTACCAAGTTCCGTATGACCCTTCCTCGGTGGTGGTTGCGGCAAAGACGAATTGGGCGATGGGTGATACGCCCACCCAATCTCTCGTGAAAGCCTACTTGAACAACCTGACGGTTCTCCGAAAGCAGCTCACGCTTCCTTCGGACGCACCGCTGGTTTCGAGCAGTCTGGACAATCTCACTTTTTTCACGGCAAACAACATTGAATATCTCCTGTATGTCATCGACACAACGCTGACCGAGGTGGAAACCGAGCTATATTCCAAGATCGACCGCACGGTGGACGCTTTCGCCTATGTTGGTCTGTATAACTGCGGAGAATAAGGAGGAAATTTCATGAAAGATACTGTCATCAAGGGCAACGGTAAGTCCCGTTCTATCAAGGCTCCTACCGATATGCCTGCAACCTTCGAGGAATGGCGCACACAGCTTCTCGCCGGAACCGCCACCCTCGACATTGGTCTGAACGCCGCAGGCTGTGATGTGGTCGGCACAGCCATGAGCAAGGCAAATCTGCTGTCCGACACCACCAAGTCGGCACTGGAACTGAGCGGCAGCGACCCCACGGTGAATGACGCTCTGTATGCTCTGAGCCAGAAGGGTTCTCCCGCAGAGGTGCGTGTTATCGCTGATACAGGCTCGACCGTCACCATGAGTAGGGGTGGCAAAACTCTGACAGGCAAGGTTGCTTCGACCGGCTATGCTACTCTGTACCCGACCGAGCTGGGTGACTGGACTATCGTGTTTACTTACAACGGTTCTCAGAAAACCAAGGTTTACACGCTGGAAGTCATCGGTATCGTGTATGTCTATCCCTTTGTAGTTGGCGCTACGCTGGAAGCTACCTCTTGGGACAACATCGCCGCTGTTTCCAAGTTCGGTCAGGCTCCGAACTACTGGAAGGTCGGTGACAAGAAGAACATTACCGTTAACGGCGTGACCTATGCGGCGCAGATCATCGGTTTTGACCATGATACTCTGACCACCGCAGACGGTAGCCGCACCAAGGCGGGTATTACCTTCCAGTTGGTTGACTGCCTGAAAACCACCTACTCCATGAACGGCTCCAACACCAATGTGAACGGCTGGCGTGGTTCCACTATGCGTACCTCCACAATGGCAACGCTGCTGAACCAGCTTTCCTCTGACCTGAAAAGTGTGTTGAAGTTCGTCAATAAAGTGACCAGCGTAGGTAACAGCAGTTCCGGTCTGGAAACCACTTCCGACAAGCTGTTCCTTCTGTCCGAGATCGAAGTCTTTGGTGCTACTCAGTATTCTTACGCTGGTGAGGGTAAGCAATACGAGTATTACACCGCTGGCAACAGCACCATTAAGAAGGTCAATGGTTCTGCGAACGACTGGTGGGAGCGTTCTCCTTATTGCGGCACCACCGGCTACTTCTGTCGTGTGAACAACAACGGCGACGCCGCCGATGACATCGCCAGCAACTCCATTGGCGTGTCCTTCGGCTTCTGCGTTTAATCCTCGGTTTCATCAACATCAATCCCGCCCCGTAAGGGGCGGTGTAAGAAAGGAATGTTGGCGTGTCAGTCATCAAAGCTATGCGTGGCGAAAGCTCCATGCAGTTCATCGAAACCGCCAGACGGTTAGAACTTCACGCTTTCTCCGTCTGCACCAAGGCTCCTAAAAGATACGCACCTCTGCTGACAAACCGTATCTTCGAGCTGGCTTCCACGGTTCATGAGGAAGTCCGAGCGGCGAACAACATCTACCCGCACAATCAGCATGAAGCGCAAATGCGGCGAGATCACCTGATTAACGCCAACATCGCCCTTCAAAATCTCAGCCCGAAGCTGACTTTGCTCTATGACGCTATTCTCCAAAACCCTGAAAAATGTCCGTGGATTGACCACGCCATGAAGGAATTTGGAGAGTACATCACGGACGAAGCACAGCTTATCTCCAAGGTTCGGAAAGCTGACCACGAGAGGTATAAAGACCTCCCGGCATGAGTTTTTCATTGGGTCAAGCCCTGTAATTGTTACCGTTTCTGCGAACAACTGGTGGGAGCGTTCTCCTAATTCCGGCAACACCAACAACTTCTGTAATGTGAACAACAACGGCAACGCCAACAATAACAACGCCAGCAACTCCAATGGCGTGTCCTTCGGACTCTGCAACTTCGCATAGGTCAGTCGTAGTAACCCCCTTGGGCGAAATCAGTACCTTTTGCAGAGGGAGGGCTTGTTCCCGGCTACCAAGCCAAAACACCCCCGTCCGATGTAGTCAGCCGGACGCTTCTTGCATGGTGAGCGATTGTACGGTAGCTCATTTCATGGCTGGGACTACAAGCAGTTAGAACCCGTACCCGACAATAAGACTGTACGGAGGGGAACCTTCTATGACAAGTGAAGAACGGAGAGAATCCCGTTATCAGCGCAGGAAAGCCAAGCGGGACGAAGCTCGTCTGCGGCGAAGCAAAGAATGTGGTGATTTCGATGAAGTCTTTTCGTTCAGACACCTTTACCTTTCCGGGAAGAAATACTGTAAGGGTGTCTACTGGAAAAACTCAACTCAGCGGTATATCGGCAATATCATTCCGATCACCGCAAAGACCCATCGTGAACTTCAAAATGGAACCTTCAAGCACCGTGGCTTTCACGCTTTCACCATCATGGAGCGAGGGAAGAAGCGGTATATCCGATCAGTCCATATCACGGAACGAGCGGTTCAAAAGTGTCTGTGTGACTACTGCTTAGTTCCCATCTATTCGGCCTGTTTCATCTATGACAACTCCGCCAGCTTGAAACACCGAGGTATGGACTTCGCCCTGCGCCGTATGACCTGTTATCTTCAACGACATTACAGGAAGTACGGTCTGGAAGGAGGGGTTCTGCTTTACGATTTTCACAGCTTCTTTGACTCAGCTCCACATGAGCCGCTGTTCCGTGAAGCCGACCGCAGACTTCATGACCCGAAAATCAGAGAGCTTGCGAACAGCTTTATTACGGACTTCGGTTCTGTGGGCTTGGGTCTTGGCAGTCAGGTGTCTCAGACGAACGCCCTCATGCTTCCCAATATGATCGACCACTATTTCAAAGAGGTCTCCCGTATCAAAGCCTATGAGCGATACATGGACGATGGTGTGGCAATCAGCCCTGACATTGATGACCTGTATCTCTGCATGGACGGGTTAAAGATCATCTGCGAGAAGTGCGGTCTGGAATTGAACTTGAAGAAGACGAGGGTCATTCCTCTCAGAGATTATTACCGCTGGTTGAAAACGAGGTTCATCATCACACCGACCGGAAAGGTTGTTCGGAAGATGAACAGGGACTCAACAAAAATCGTTCGACACAAGCTCAGGGCTTTCCGAGGAAAGCTCGACCGGGGCGAAATGACCTTGGCTGATATTCGGTGTTCCGTAGACTCCTACAACGGTCACATGAAGCGAGGTCACAGCTTCAAGGTGCGACAGCGCATTAATCAGTATTTCAAATCATTGTACGGGTTCTACCCGGACGAGAAAGGTTGGAAAAGCCATGTATAAAATCATCAAGAAGGACGCAGTTCTCGGCATTGTGAGCAATCTAACTTGGGTATGTATGCAGGAAAACGGCTGCTACGGTCTGACGGTCGAGGACAATGCACAGGGTATTGCCTTGAACGGCACCGTGTACCATGTCAACGGACACCCCGAACTGGACGGTGCTGAAACGGTTTCGGTCGAAGAAGTGGACGATGGCGTTTACGCTTCCAGTCTGACCGCTCTGCTGACTGACCCGAACGACATTCGTAATTCTGAGCAGTTCCGCAAGGCTGTTCAGATGTTCGCCAAAAGCCTTGACGAAGACTCTGCGATGGTGGTTGCAACCATCTATGACCCCTATCAGGTCGGTCATGCCTATGCTGTTGGTGACTATTTCACCTACGGTGTGAACGGTGTAGGCGACCCGCAGCTCTACAAGGTAGTACAGGCGCACACTTCCCAAGCAGATTGGAAGCCTGACGCACTTCCCGCTCTCTACACTCCGATTGGTCTGACCCCCTCCGGCTACCCTGTGTGGACTCAGCCCACGGGCGCTCATGACGCTTACAACAAGGGTGACATTGTGAGTTACAACGACAAGCTGTACCGCAGTCTAATTGACGGGAATGTATATTCCCCGGACGCTTATCCCGCTGGCTGGGAAGAATACACCAGCGAGTAAGGAAGGGGGCAGGACATGAGTGACGCAATTCTGGTCGCTATTATCACGGGTGGTCTGAGCCTGCTTGGTATCATCTACTCGTCCGGCAAGTCTGCCAGTAAGGTTGACGCAAAACTGGACAAGCAGCAGGCGGTCATCGAAACCAAGTTGAACGAACTGACCCGTGAAGTGCGGGAACACAACAATTTTGCAAGGCGTGTACCTGTGATTGAAGAACAGATCAAGGTCATCAACCACCATATCGAGGACTTGGAGGGCTTTCACAAGCCTGCATGACCCGAAAGTAAGGTGATAAAGGTGAGTAATCGGGTCAAAATCCCTATAACTTTCTCTTAGTATGCGTGTATAAGAGGGAGTTTATAGGAAAAGCGCCCGATTACTCACCTAACTCACCTAAATAAAAAATTGGAGGTAAAAATTATGCTCGAAACCATTTTGCACAACCTGACGAACATTGGCTGGGCGATGCTGATTTTTCTGTGTGCCTACCTCTCTAATGTATCTTTTTCTCTGTATTACAACATCAAAATCCTGCTGGAACCGTTTAGCAAGGAAAAGCTGATAAACTCAGGCTTGAAGATCGCCGCTTTTGTCTGCGGCCTGACCCTGCTGTGTGTGGCTATTACCACGCTGCCGCTGTTTGCGGATATGGTCGGGTGGGAAATTCCGGCTGAGTATGTGGATATTTTCAGCAATTTGGTGATTATTGGTGCGGTACTTATGGTGTCCTGTAAGTACATCACAGAAGCATTTACGAAGTTCAAGGCCATTTTGGACGCTACCAAGGAGGGCAAAAGCTATGATGAAATCAAGTGAACTGGTCGCCAAGGTCGTTGATATTGCCAAGCACTACAAGACCCTGTATGTCATGGGCTGTTTTGGTGCGCCGCTGACCGACACAAACAAGTCTCGGTATATCAAGAACCACCCCTACAACATGGCGACAGCTCGTACCTCTATGATTATGGCGGCGACCCCTGACACCTTCGGCTTTGACTGTGTGAACCTTATCAAAGCCGTTCTGTGGGGCTGGACTGGGGACAAGACCAAAGCCTACGGCGGTGCGAAGTACGCCACCAACGGCGTACCTGACGAGGGCGCTGACACTATGATTAAGAGGTGCAAGGACGCTACTGCTTCCGGGTGGGACAAGGTTGACCCCGGTGAGGTGGTGTGGACTACGGGACACATCGGTGTGTATATCGGAAACGGTCTGGCGGTCGAGTGTTCCCCTCGTTGGGCGAACAATGTGCAGATCACCGCTGTCGGCAACATCGGAAAAAAGAACGGGTACAATACTCGTATGTGGAAGAAGCACGGACACCTCCCCTATGTGATCTACGATAAAACCGTGACTCCCGCACAGCCCGAAATGGTCAAGCCCGTTCCTACCACCGAGGTCAAGGCAAAAGGTGTCGCACGGTCTTTCAATAAGGCTGTGGCAGGCACTTACACCGTGACCGCTGGTGCTGGCCTGAATGTTCGTGACGCTGCCGGGACGGACAGTAGAGTGCTGGTGACAATCCCCAAGGGAACCACCGTCAAGAACTACGGTTACTACACCGTTGTAAACGGCGTTAAATGGCTCTATGTGGCGTTCTCGCACAAGAGGGCAAATTATACTGGCTTCGTGCATGAACGCTTCCTGAGCCGCTGAGAGGGCTTCCTATGGGTGGTAAACGAGTGCAACCTAAGTCGAAGAAGAAAAGAATGAGAAAGCGCACGAAGTTCACGATCTTGTCCATCTTCAATTTGACTTGGTACGCCATTGTGGTTCTGATTTTGAACGTCTGCGGTCACACTGTTGACACAGAATTGACGGTCGGCTGGTTTGCGGCATGGACTGCCGAACTTGCCATTCTGTACGGCATTAAGGTCAAGTCAAAAGAAACCTCAGACGAGGACGCTCAGGGGTGAGAAAATGCAAGTGTTGAAAGAAATTACGCTCGACAAGGTTATCAATCTCTATGAGGGTCAAGTCGTTCACGACAAAAATCAGCTCATTGAATGGGACGATCATCGCCGCACTCCGCTCTATGAGCTGAAAGAACGAACGCTGGCTCAGGACAAGATGATTTTGGGTGCGCTGAAATGCGCCAGAGCGAACGGGTATTCCGGCGAAGAATAAAAGAAGACACTCCCTACCGATTAAGGTAAGGAGTGTCTTTTGGTTTGAACGAATACCGTTCCCCATACAATGTAGGGTTCGGATATGCGCTCAATGGTACACTCAGACTCCCCAAAATCGAACCCTGTCGCTTCTTCGGCGGCGGGGTTCTTTTCTACCCGGAAAGTCTTGACTTTACAAGAGGTTAGGTTATATGCGGTAGTGATTTTATACCCGTCAGGTTCGTCCCACACTGTAACGGAGTTGACGAGCAAATCAATGAGCCGCCTGCGGAAGTCTTCGTCTTCGATGTTCCCGTATTTGAACTGACTCAACCAGAATACGATTTGGTCACGGTCAATTCGGTAGACGAATTTTTCCTCAGCTTTAATCTCTTTGTTGAGGGTTTTCTTTTCATGTTCGAGCTGGACAAGGCGGTTCATCAATGTCTCAGAAGCAATACCCTTCTCGATAGCGGTGGTGATATTTGTGATTGACTTTTCGACCTCCGATAACTGAACGGTCAACTGCGGAATGTGCGTGTCGTTTATTAAATCCTGTTCACTCTGCCGGATTGCCATGTCTGCGATTTCATCAATGAGCTGATCGGTCAAAAGGTTGAGAGCGTCACGGGCTACTATCCCTTCGATGTAATCTTTTTTCAAAGGCCGCTTATCACACCCAAGTTTTCTCTTTTTCGTGTAGCAGGAATAGTAGTGGTAGACCTTACCGTGCCTACCGGCTCCGCTTTCACCGTTCATAGAAGCCCCACAATGACCGCAGAATAGCTTTCCAGACAAGAGGTAATCTACCTTAGCCTTGCCCCTTGCGGGGGCTGTGGCGTTCTTAGAAAGCCGCCGTTGTACCGTTTCAAACAGCTCCTTGTCAATGATGGCTGGAATACCATTTTCGATGACAATATCTTTGTAGGTATAAGTGCCGATGTAACGAGTGTTACGGAACATGGCCTTAAAGCTGCTGCGGTTGAACTCCGTGTTTTTGGCGGTCTTATATCCGGCAGAGTTAAACTTTCTGCAAATATCAGCTACGCTTTCGCCGTTGGCGTAAAGAGAGAACGCTTCTTGAACGATGTGAGCGGTGTCAGGGTCAACGACCAGCTTGTGATTTTCCACCTTGTACCCAAGGGGAATATGACCGCCTACACTGTGGCACTTCAAGGCAGACTCACGCATACCTCTCGTGACCTTCTGTGACAGCTCGGCAGAGAAAAACTCAGCCATACCCTCTAACACGGACTCCAAGATGATACTCTCAGGGCTGTCGGTAAGGTGTTCTGTGGCGGAGAGGACTTTCACGCCGTTCTTCCGCAGACGCATTTTCATAATTGCGCTATCGTTGCGGTTACGAGCAAAACGGTCGAGCTTCCAGACGATGACATATTCCCAATTCTGCTTTGCGCTATCCGCAACCATTTCCATGAGGTGAACCCGCTTTTCCACATCTTTGCGAGCGGTCGTTGCTCGGTCAACATAGATTGCTACAATGCGGTAGTGGTTTGCTTTACAGAAGGCACGGCAGTCACGAAGCTGCCCTTCAATGGATTGGTCACTTTGACCTGTGGAGCTATACCGAAGATAGAGAGCAACATCTTGATCGCCGTTGTAAAGCGTATATGGGTCTTCTTGAAATTGAGAGATTTCTTCCTCTGTCAGACAGGAGAGGTCGATTGGAAATTTTTTCATGCAAATCTCCTTTTTAACTCCATGACTCTACCGACAAAGCGCAATCGTCCAATTTCAACACCGCCAAAAACACGGGGAGGATAGTGTGGATTAAAAGAGCGAAGGGTCACAGTATCTTCATCAATGCTGATTTTCTTAACAAATCCTTCTTCGTCATCAACAATGACAACCATAAGAGTATCTGTTTCGGGAGGTGTATCCTTTTTAACCAGCACTAAATCGTGATCGTCTAAGACTGGCGACATACTATCTCCGTCAACTTGTAACCAGAAACAATCATCACAGTCATATTCGGGGTCAACTTGTTCATATCCCAATGCTTCTTGCTGAGCGATGACACCTTTTCCTGCGGACGCATGACCGAAAATAGGTCGCTTGCAATTCTTTTCATAAGGTTCGGTGGTCAAACCAACAGAGGACAAGTGAAAGAGAGGGTCGTCAGTTTCGCCTTTCAAATAGTCAGCCGTTGTTCCAAGATTGATAGCAAGAGTTTTTAAGTCTTCATCTGAAATCATGCGGTCAGGCTTTTTATCTACATCGTTCAAATAATACTTGGGGCGGTCGATAAGTTTGCAAATATAGGTGACACTTTTCCCTTGTTGTTTGGCTAAATCTCTAATACGGCTTGTGTTCATAAAGTACCTCCTTCAAAAATATCCTACTTTTTTAGGATTTGCTATTGACAATCCTACAAAGGTAGGATATACTTTGGATTGTGAACAAGAGATTTTGACAACAAAAACCCGACCCCCGAAAGGTTTTCTTTTTTCGGCGGTTGCTGTGGTCAATGGTTTAATTGTCTGGCAAGTAAATTGTACCATTACGCCCACTGGTTGTCAATAAATATTGTTTTCAATTCAAAGAAAGGAGAGGTTTTGTGAAAGAGCGTGAGAAAATTCGCTATCGCCTGAGCGTCAATCACCTGTCGTTTGCATGGCTGATTGATATGCTCCGAAAGCGGGGTATTGAAACGAACGGCCCTGTCCTGAGTGCAATTCTCGCAGGGACTCGTAACGGCCCTTCTGTGGACAAGATCATCGCTGAGTCTATCGACATTCTGGACTGGTACGAGCGGCAGATCGGCGGTGTGTCATGAGCGACAGTGCATTTGCCCCGGAAGTGCGAGGACAGGCCAAAGCGTTCAGCTCACTCCTTGCTCGATCTGTCCGAGAGTTTTTCAAGGACGAAACGAACCGCAAGCAGTTCGAGAGCTGGTACGAGCAGAAGTACGGAATACCGTATCAATGGAAACCTATGGTTTGGAGGAACAGATAATGAAAAAGGTATTTGGAGTATTGGCATTTCTCTCGTTTTTCTACCTGTTGGGTGTCGTTGGTGTGGTAGAGCAGGACACGATGGCTCTCGGCGCAGGCATGGTTCGTATGGGTATCGGCCTTGGCTGCTTCTGGCTGTTCTGTGAGCTGTCTGGTGCGTTTTATCCCGCCCCGCCGAGAAAAAGAAAGAGCCGCTGACGGAACTGGTACTTCCATCAACGGCAAGCGTAAAAGCTCAATCTGATTATATCAGAACCTATCATTTTGTAAAGGAGAACTTTATGAATAGCACGATTGCGAAACTCGCTGACGAGTTCGAGAAGATGGAGAAAACCATCGCTTCTCAGAAGAAGATGATCGAAACCCTTATGCCTACGGGCTATGTTGATACCGATACCGTCAAACTTCACCTTAATTCTGTGTATGGTGTCATGTTCGGCGGTCGCCCCTCTCCGAAGCGCTGCAAGCTGGAAGACTGTTCTTGGGACGAGATCAATATGTATTCCTCCTTCGGCCTTGCCGACAAGATGTTCGAGGTCGGTGACACCAAGAAATTCCGTCTGGCTGATGGCTCTTACCTGACTGCCCGTATCATCGGGTTCAACCATGACTACGCTGAGGACGGCAGTCTGACCCACATCACCTTTGAAACCGTTGAAACCCTTGACGGTGACATTCCCATGAATGAGAAGTCTACCAACGAGGGCAGCTGGGACGCTTCCTATCTCCGTGCTAAGCTCAACGGTAACTTCTTCGAGAAGCAGCTTCCCGCTGATCTGAAAGCGGTCATCAAGCCTGTTGTGAAAATCACTGCCAAGAGCGGTAAGAACGAAATGCTGGTTCCTTCCGTTGACAAGCTGTTCGTTCTTTCTGAGCAGGAGGTCTTCGGTCGCAAGATTTATTCCTGCGGCGGTGAGGGTAAGTGGTACGACTGGTACAAGCGAGAGAACACGCCCTATGGCAAGTGCAAGCAGAATGGTGAGAGGGATTGGAGATGGGAGCGTTCTCCTAATTCCGGCAGCACCGGCAACTTCTGTAGTGTGGCCGACAGCGGCAGCGCCGACTATTACAACGCCAGCAACTCCTATGGCGTGTCCTTCGGCTTCTGCATTTGATCGGGTATCTCGTAAATCCCGCCCCGTCAGGGGCGGTGAAAGGAGTGAAAACATGAATGTCAATCGCAAGGTTGGCACTGGCTTTGAAAGAGACTTATGCCTGAGCCTGTCGGGTTGTGGCTTTTGGGCGCACAATCTCGCTCAGAACAGTCAAGGTCAGCCATTCGATGTAATTGCGGCTCGAAACGGTGTTAGCTATCCCATTGACTGTAAGGATTGTTCCAAGAACATTTTCAAGATGGAGCGTATCGAAGAAAACCAGTTTTCCGCTATGACGCTCTGGAAGGAAACCGGGAATGGAGAGGGCTGGTTTGCAATCAGGTTGATAACCGGTGAAGTTCGGTTCATCTCCTTCTCTACGCTTTTGGAATTGTCCGTTTTGCGAACTGTGCTGTCTGCCAACGATATTAGGCGATACGGTATCACACTCGGAGAGTGGGTGTCCCAATGCAAGTGAGAATCTACTCGTTATACCGTCATACCTTCCCAAACGGAAAAATGTATATCGGTATCACAAAGAAAACTCCCGTTGGTCGTAGATGGCAGAACGGGAAAGGTTACTGCCACCAGCCAAAGATGGCTCATGCTATTACAAAGTACGGTTGGGCTAATGTTCGGCACGATGTTCTTCTGGTCGGTCTAACTGAGCAGGAAGCAAAGTTTTGGGAACAGTTTTATATCAAGCAATTCGACACCGTAGAAAACGGATATAACATCACTTTCGGCGGTGACGGTTTGACTGGTGTGAAACGGTCAGAAGCAACGAAGCGAAAGATCGGAGAAGCCAATCGGCAGAAGAATTATCCCGGCAATCCCGAAGTTCTCAAGGAGTATGTTTCTCAGCATGGAGCTTGGAATAAAGGTAAACCCTTATCGGGTGAACATTTGAGAAAAATCACCGAAGAACGGCAGCGGCGTTGTAATAAGTCCATTTTGGCTTGTGACCCGCATACACACGAGGTTGTATTGACCTTTGTGAGCTGTACGGCAGCGGCAAAGTTCTTCGGCGTATCTAAAGAGACTGTTTCTCGATGCGCCCATGGTGGTAGAAAGACCGCTGCTGGTTATGAGTGGAGGTACGCAAATGCGAGTGTATAACCAACTGCGTGTCTCCAAATACGAGTATGAATACCCGCTTGTCGAAAAGTGGTGTAAGGAAAACCTCGTTCTCCCAAACCCTGACTACGCCAAGAAAGCTCGTATGGGGTTTTGGCTCGGTAATACACCGAAAACCCTCAGCTTGTATGAGATTAACGGTGACGATCTGGTTCTTCCGTATGGTTGCTTTAATGAAATCCTACGGCTCTGCCCTCTGATGGCAGAAGTTAGAATGGACTTTGTTGAGCATGAACGAATTGACTATGGCTGTACGCTTCCGCTGTATGACTACCAACAAAAAGCCTTGGACGCTTTGGTGGAGTGTGGTAAGGGTATTCTACAAAGCCCTGCCGGTTCGGGGAAAACTCAAATCGGTATTGCAACGGCGGTAGCTCTCGGAGCAAGAACCCTTTGGTTGTGCCACACACTCGATCTTGTAAAGCAGAGCAAAAGCCGAGCGGAGCAGTACATGAGTCCTTCTCTGACTGGCACGATCACCGAAGGTAGGGTTCAAATCGGTAAAGCAATCACTTTCGCAACGGTACAAACCATGTGCAATCTCGATCTGAGTCAATACCGTGATGTTTGGGATTGTATCATCGTGGACGAGTGTCACCGTGTAGCCGGAACCCCAACCGCTATGACGCAGTTCTCAAAGGTGCTGAACGCTCTGGCAGCTCGACACAAGTACGGCCTATCCGCTACGGTTCATCGGGCAGACGGTATGATTGCCGCCACTTACGCCTTGCTGGGCGGGATTGCCTATCAAGTGCCGGAGGAAGCGGTGAAAGATAAGATCATGACCGTCAGCGTTTTGCCCCGTGCCACACATCAAGGACTCAGCCGTGAGTTTTTGGACACGGACGGTACGATCATCTACGCCAAGTTGGTTAATTTCCTCGCTGACCGTTATCCCCGGAATAACCTGATTGTCGATGACCTCGTGGCAAACCGAGATCACTACAATCTCATTCTCTCTGATCGGCTGACGCACTTGGAAACCCTGATGAACCGTCTTCCGCCCGACCTGAGAAAACAGGCGGTCATGATTGATGGGAAGATGACCACGAAGAAAGCCAAGGCTCTCCGAGAACAGGCCATTGAGGAAATGCGGCAGGGGCGCAAGCGGTATCTGTTCGCCACTTACTCTCTGGCAAAAGAGGGCTTGGATATTCCTCGGCTCGACCGTCTGTACCTGACTACGCCGCAGAAAGACTACGCTGTGATAACTCAAAGCATTGGTCGTATCGCTCGTACCTTCGAGGGAAAGGGAGAACCCATCGCCTATGACTATGTGGACGATGGTATCCAGTACCTCGTGCGAAGCTACAAAAAGCGGTGTACCACCTACCGGAAAGCGGGGTGCAAGTTCATTGACGGAGAGAACTGATATAAAGGTTCTCGTTGCCTGCGAGGAAAGTCAAGCTGTCTGTATTGCGTTTCGGCGTTTGGGGTATGAAGCCTACTCCTGTGACATTCAGGAGTGTTCAGGTGGACACCCGGAATGGCACATTAAAGTGGACGCTCTACTGTTACTCGGACGGTATCTGGTTTTCAAAACCGAAGACGGAAAAGCTCATTATGTTGAGCGGTGGGATTTGATAATTGCTCACCCGCCTTGCACTTTCATGAGTAATGCGGGAGCGTGTCGAATGTATCCCCGTAAGGGTCAAATTGATAAAGCTCGATTCCAAAAGGCGATGGAAGCCAAAGCGTTTTTCCTTCGATTTCTAAATGCTGACTGTGATCGAGTGGCTATTGAGAACCCCCGCCCTCTCAAAATCGTTGAATTGCCAAAAGAAGATCAGCGAATACAGCCATATCAATTTGGCGACCCGTGGAGTAAACTCACCTATCTTTGGCTGAAAAATCTTCCGCCGTTGGTTTACACCAATGTTCTTACAGAATGGAAGCCCTTTGTTCCTGCCGGAACAGGCCGCAAGGCGGGGGGGGGCAGCTACGGGGC